GAAGTAGATGACGTCATTGACCGGGAACTCCTTCATGCCGTTGGGCGTCTTCAGGCCACCCATGAGGCCGTTCCACGCACCGACCTCGCGGTAGAACACGAAGTCCTCCGTCTCGTCCCTGCTGTCATCCAGCGGGTTGGTCAGGAACCGGACGACGACGGGCTTGCCCGTCTTGACGGTCCTGGCGATGTTGGCGTAGCCCTCGCCGGACGACGCCCAGCCCTCCTTGCCCGCCATCGCTGCTGATCGCGGGACGATGAATCCACTGTCAGTGCTCACTGCTGGTCTCCTTCTTGTGTTGGTGCGGACCTCTTGGCCGCTCGGGTCTTCTTCTGCTTGTCGAACTGGGCGATGAAGGCTGCGCGTGACTCCTCCAGTGCCCGTACTGCGGTTTCCGTGACCCGCTTGCGCAGGTCGTCCTCGGACTCGATGACGGTGATGGTGCCTTCCTCCGGGTCGTCGTACTGCAGGACCCGTGGACCATCGCCGTACTCCACCGCCGGGTACCACGGCCGCCCCTCGTACAGGTCGGCGTAGGACACCTTGACGATCAGCTTCGCGTCCGGGGTCTGCTGGACCCCGAACATCTCGTCAAGGTCGATCTCTTCCTCCGGTGCCTCACTCATCTGATACTGCTTCCTCTCGCGGTGCGGTGAACAGGATGTAGGGCCTCTTGGCCTTGATCTTCCACAGTCCCTGGTACTTGGGCTGGGCGAGCAGGCCCATGGCCTCGGCCTTCTCGAGCCGGGCACGGTCGACGACGCGCTTGGACACGGCGTCGGCCAGCGACTTGTCCATGTCGGCCAGCGCCTCGAGGTCGAACGTCTTGGTGGCTCCAGTCACGACGGTGGCCTTGAGCGGCTTGCCGTCGCGGTCGGTGATCTCGATCTCCTTGACCTGGCTGGCGTCGAGGATCTTGACCATGGCGGCCTGCAGGTAGTCGATCTCGGCCTCGATGGCGTCACGCTCGAGCTTGAGCCTGCTGAGCCGGTCGAGGTCGACGGAGATGGCGGATATCTCCTCCTCCGTCATGCCTGGATCCTCGTATTCGATGTCGGTCACTCTGGTCTCCTTAGGTGTTGGCGAGTGCCTTGAACGGCGTGGTGCGCAGTGTTTCCCTCAGGCTTTCGATGCGACGATCAACATCGACGTTGCCTGGGTCCGATCCCCCTACAGTCCCCCAGAGGTGTGACACGACGGGGGCGATGTCCTGCAGGGTGTATTGGGCTCGCTCGATCGCGAGCTGGCCGGCCTTGTCGTCGTCGAAAGCAGCGATCACCACGGCGGGTGACATCTCGGCGAGGATCTGGGCCTGCGGATAGTGCAGTCCTGACCCGTAGCAGCCCCACACCCGCCAGTCAGCGGGCAGGCCGGGCTGCTCCACGGCCATGACATCGGAGGCCCCTTCGACGAGGATGGCCACCTTGCAGGGGGCAATGGTGCCGAAGAACGTCTCGGACACCCGCGCCCCGAACGGGTACTTGTACTTGGGCTCGGCGTTCTCCTGCCGGATGACCACCCCGCAGATCTGCCCGGAGGCATCACGCACGGGGTAGGTCGGTGCCCCGGTCAGGGGATGGGTGCCGCACCGGAACCTTCGTGCGATGGCGTAGCCGTACCGGCCCTCCCAGTAGGGCGAGGGACCGAAGGCGTCGAAGGTGTCCAGCCAGGACTCCGGGTAGAGCCGTGACGGCTCATCCTCGGCGAGCAGCTTGAGCAGGTCCTCGGCGCTGGGCACGGCAGCCTCGCCGTCCACGATGCCGTGGGCGCCGCAGGCATAGCACACCCACACGCCCTTGAGGACGTTCACGGACGCACTGGCGTTGCTGTCGTCGTGCACCTGACAGCGGAAGGGGCGCTCTACTCCTCGGCCAGTGGTCAGTGCCTCACTGAGCGTTGTCACGTGCAGCGCAGACCGGGCAGTCATGGTCCAGGGTGTGGCCATGGCTGACGGCCTCGGTGACAGCGTCCACCTCGAGGGCGTTGGCCAGGTCGGTGAACGCCTTGCACTTCTCGCAGTCAGGGTCCTCGCAGGGCACCTTCATGATGTCGATGATCATCGCCCCACCTCCGGGGAACACCTTCTCCCCGGCGGCCTTGATGGCCTCAAGGAACGCGTGCATGGACTCCAGCACCGTCCTGGGCTCCTTGGCCGGCTCGGCCTCGTCATCCGTCATCCAGCGCACGGCAAGGCCCACGCGCTCGTCCTTGGCCGGTGCCAGCCTCAGGCCGGCGTCGTTGAGCCATGTCAGGACAGCCAGCACCTGGCCGGCGTCGACGTCCGTGGTGCTGTCGATCTCCTCAACGAGCTGTGAGGCGAAGCGCACCTGGCGGTTGGCTTCCTGCTCGATCGTTCTGTTCATCTGGTCTCCTCTTGGGTAGGTCGGGCACGCCGCACCCTCCGCAGAAGGTGATGCCCGATGGATGGGTGTGACGATCCGGGGACCCGCATGTGAAGCAGATCCACGTTGTGCTGCTCATGCTCACTCCACGGCCGAGGACTCTTGCTCCTTGTCCAGGTCGGCAATGGTGTGCGCCTTCTCCGGACTGATGTCCTCAAAGGCTGCCATAGCGGGGTCGAAATGGCTGTACCACTTGACCCCCTGGATGCCGTGTCTGTTCTTCACCAGCCCCTTGACCCGCACATGCGTGCTGAAGGACTTCAGGGTGCAGATGACATCGGCGTCCTGCCCGAAGGCGTCCGTCTGGGACAGGTGCTGGGACCCTGCCCCATCCTTGGCCTTGGCCCCCTCACGGTTGATCTGGGCCGCGGCGATGATGGGCACCGCATACTCCAGCGATGCCTCCTTGAGCTCATTGGAGATGGTGGCCGCCGCCCGCCAGTCCTCGATGGCCCGAGCGCCTGTGGCGGTCCTCATCAGGCCCACGTAGTCGATGATGATCAAGGTGTCCTCGGTGGCTGCCGCAGCCACCCTGGCAGCCGTGGTGGGCCCTGAGGAGGGGTCGTAGATGGTGATCCTGCCCGAGGTGGACTGCCAGACCTTGATGCGGTCCCGGCGGTCCTTGATGCCCATGAGGTCGTAGCCCTTGGCCCCCATGGGGGTGTTCCGCAGGGCGATGCGGTGCAGGCGCTCCTTGACCTGCGAGGCGTTCATCTCGGTGGAGAACAGGATGACGTTCTGGCCGGCCTCGGCAGCGCTGACGGCGATGCGCAGCAGCTCCCAGGTCTTGCCCTCGCCCAGGCGTGCGGCGAAGTACCAGAGCTCTCCGGGTCCGATGCCCCCGGTGTACTGCTGCAGCTTGCCGTCGTCGTAGTCCACGCAGATGCGCTGCACTCCGCTGGCTGCCTCGATGTCTGAGAAGTCGTGCATGGCCGATCCCCGGGTCAGGGCAGGGGTGACGATCTGCATGGCCTGCCTCATGACGGCCAGGGCCTGGGGGAGGTCCTCCTCGATCAGCAGCTGGCTGGCCTTGCCCATGGCTCCCCGGAAGGTGCGTGACCCCCAGGCATTGACCATGTCCTCGGCTGCCCAGATGGGGTCCATGTGCTCGAGGTAGGGGAACCGGGGGAACTTGCGGCGGACCAGCTCCATGGTCGGTGCCCGGCCTGCCTTGGACTGATGGTCCTTGCAGAACTCGTGCACGGCCCTCCAGGGACCGAAGTGGTGGTCGGACACCCCGTAGGCCCCGGGGTGGTACTGGCCCTTCTCGATGAGGGCCGAGATGAAGAACGCCTCCGCAGGCCATGACTTCTCGGCCTGGGAGGCGAATGTGTGGATGTTCGTTGCGGGCTGTTGTGGCATGAGGTCTCCTCACTACACCGCCGGGTGAGGGCAGCGGATCAACTCTGGATAGTGGCCATCCTGCACCTCCTTGAGTGCCGATGTGGGATGACACGGGCATGAAAAAGCCGCAGGCGGGGAGATAGAGATCTCCCTACCCGCGGTGAAGCCATCATACCGGCTATGTCAGTTGCTGTCCACTACTGACACATCACCACCGGGACGGTCACCAGGAGGTGTGGAAACCCCGGTGTCAGTGTATGATCGCGCATGCCGAGCGGCGTGCTCCACTGTCCGCCCATGCGACAGCGGGACGACGAAGAGCCGCAGCGAGGCGCAGGGCATCAGGCCTTGATCACAGGTCATTGGAAGTGACCAGACAGGCCAACCACTACGTAGTAGTGGACATATAGAGAGTGTTACTCCCTGTTCTCCCTATACTGTCCTGCTTATCCTCAGGCCCACCCTCACCGGTGGGCCATTTGCGTCTGCACAGGTGTGGATGAGCCTGTGGACAGGCATGATGGATCGATGGAGACCAGATGAGCGACACCCTCACCACGACCCCTCAAGGCAGGCTGCAGCTGGCACGACCCCCAGCCACCGAGGACGAGCTGTGGTGGGTGGTCTTCGCCATGTTCGGGGTGGCCATCCCCCGGCAGGCCGTCTGCGAGGGGCACGTGGCCCCCTTCACCGCCTTCGCCCATGCCTACTTCGCCAGGGAGCCCAACTACGCCCTGTGGTACGGCTCTCGGGGCACGGGCAAGAGCTACATGCTGGCCCTGCTCGCCCTGGTCAAGGCCGCGGTGCTGGAGATCAACGTGACCCTGCTGGGCGGGTCCATGGCCCAGTCCCAGAACGTGCAGGAGCATGTGGAGAACCTCATGCTCAAGCCGAACGCTCCCCGGCAGGCGGTCACCAAGCAGATCCAGACCGAGCTGGAGTTCGGGGAGTCCAACTGGATCAGGCCGCTTCCCGCCTCCCAGAAGACAGTGCGCGGCCCTCACCCGCACATGACGCTGCTGGACGAGATCGACGAGATGGACAAGGACGTCTACGACGCCGCCATGGGTCAGGCGATGGAGAAGCCCAACGCCCGGGGCATCGAGATCCCCGAGATGGTGGTGGCCTCGAGCACGTGGCAGAACCCCGTGGGCACGTTCTCCACGGTGATGGCCGATGCCAAGGCCAAGGGGATGCCGATCTTCACCTGGTGCTGGCGGGAGGTCATCAAGTCCAAGGACAACCCCACGGGGTGGATGAGCCCGGAGTTCATCGAGCGCAAGAGACTGAGCGTTCCTGCCGAGATGTTCCGGGTGGAGTACGAGCTGGGCGAGCCTGCAGGAGGAAGCCGTGCGTTCGACCTGGCCAAGCTCAACAAGTACTTCCGAGCTGCTGAGACTGTGGATGAGACCCATAAGGGAGATGACGACGAGTGGGTCTTCGAGAAGCCTGATGCTCTGGGTACCTACGCAGCAGGGGCTGACTGGGCCAAGGAGCACGACAAGACCGTCTTCCGGGTCATCCGTACGGATATTCGCCCATGGAAGGTGGTCTACCTGAGGATCTGGAACAGGCGGCCGTGGCCCACGATGATCGATGCCTTCAACGACCTGTGCATCGAGTACCAGGCGGTCAGCGCCCATGACGCCACCGGCCTGGGCAATGTC